GTAATTCATAATTTAAACCTTATTAAAAAAGTATGATAACATTTTTAGCGATATTGTTTTTTATTTTTTTTATTGCTTCATTAGCAGTAAATGGAAAGAATTTAAAAGAAAATGAAGAGTTAAAAAAGAAAGTTTCAGAATATGAAGAGAAGTTAAATGTATCAAATAAAATTGATATAAATTCTACAGGATATTTTAAACATGTCTATTTCGATGAGCATTTAAAAATACCTGCGATACTTTTTATTCATATCAAAGTTTCAAATAAAGATATTTCAGGAGGCAATTTTAAATTTGATTTTGATTTTGAGAGATTCAAAAGAGATAACATGCGAAGAAATACAAGAGTTGAATTCGATGTTCAAACAATTCAATATTTGAAATTAAAAGAACATCAATGGCACAAGGTAGACACTGAAGAAATTATATGGTCTGAATTCAAAGATGAAGACTTTACCATAGAGGATTTCAAATTTGAAGAACCTGTTAAAAAAGAAGAATTCGAGTTAACTGATTTTGAAAAAAATGATATAAATAGCTTTTTGAAATTTTCAAATATTTCTGAAGATACAAAAGATTGCATCAGGAAAATTCTTAGAATATGAATTATGATTTAAATGTAATGAGGAGGTATGACAATAAAAAAGAAATAAACATTTTCGAATTTTGTCAAGAAATGAAAAATAATCACGATTCATTTGATGTGTATATTGGAACTGATTCACAATTTATTGTAGGAAAAACCTATTATACTACAGTAATAGCTTTTAGATTTGGTAATAAAGGAGTAAGGGGGATATATCGAACTTTAATTGAAACTCAAAATAAGTTGTATCTTCATGAAAAAAAGAAAAAACTTAAAAGCTCACGTATAGATAGAAAAAAAACTCATAACAATCAAATTTATGAAAGGTTAAGAAGAGAGACCGAACTTTCATTAGAAACTGCAAATCATGTAAAAGAATTTATAAACATTAAACAAATAGATTTAGATTATAATTCGAAAGCAGTTTGTTTAAGCAATTCAGTTGTGGCAGAATGTTTGTCTTTATGTAATAGTTATGGTTTTAAAGCTTCTATTAAAGGGCAAGAACAAGTAGCGACACCTTTCGCAGATAAAATATGTAAATAATGGAAAAATATAAAGATACCCAATTTGGAACAGTAGAAGTTCTATATACACATGTAGATAAAATCCTTACAGAAGATAACGATGCTATAGGGCAATCAATTGAAAAATTTTGCAAACTTCCCAATGGGCATTATATTATTGCTCAGGAAAAGATTTTTGATGCAGTACCAAATCTTCCGATGCACAGTGAATATTATGTGAAAAAAGAATGGATTGAGCTGATAGTGAAAAATGGCTTATAATGAATCCTAAACCTATATTCAAATATCTTTATAACTCTGAAGAAATTCCTGATTGTGATTTTTCTTTAAAAGAAAAAAATATTGATGAAGAAGGTATATTACTTTTAAAAGATTTTAATAGCTTCTTAACAATATATCATAGAATTCCTCAAGAAGAAGTAGAAACTCTATTTAATGTAAAAATTTCTACTGAAATAAAATTTCTTTGTGTAAAAGCAATAATTGATTCCACTATAGAAAATTCTTCTGATGAAAAAATTATAGAATATTTTGGTGACTTGGTTTATGATTTAATAAAGGAATTGTGTATTCAATATGAATATCCAATTGATAGAACTGAAAAATATGCGAATTTGTATAAAGATGTTTATAAATATGACATTTCATTTTTCTTAAAAAACGAATAAAATAATGATTATAATTGATTTTTTTAAAGAAGTGGACACCACTTGGGAAGAATTACAGAAAAAAGCTATATCTGCGGTTGAAGAATTCAAAAAAGGCGTAATGCATATTGAAAATGGAGAATTAGCTCCTGAAATTCAATATGCAGACTATACTGAAGTTTTAAATCTTGGATTGAAAACTTTTATCATGGAGGTTTTGAATGATTGGAGAGGTGCTGAAGAACCTATTCTTATTTTCAAAGATATATTTTTTCAAAGATTTGATTCAGTGCAATTAGATGGATACTTAAAAAATATAAAAATTCCATATAAATTTGACTCTTCAAAGGAATTATTTAAACTTCTGAAGGAAGCTAAAATTCCAATTGAAGTAGAAGAGTTTGAAAATATATCAGCTTTGTTTGAAGAGCATAATACTATTGCAACTGTTATAACTTTAGATTATCAAATTGTTGAACTTGATGAAGTCATTGATACCAAATATTCAAGTGGAGGTTTTAAAGATGAAGAAGATGATGAAAAAGGCTTAGAAGATACCTTTTAAAATTTATTTAATTTTTTTAACAGATAATTAAAATTTAATACATGGAAATATCATTAGAAGACCAAGAATTCCTCGATAGCAAAAACTATGAATTATATCATACAGGCATCGAAAATCAAAACGCATACCGATTAGATTACAATGGATTTTATTTTGAATTGGTTTGCCATCCTAAAAACAAATGGGCTTACCATATTGAAAAAAATAATAGAATGTTATATGATAGTAGGGTAGGTATCAAAAAGTTCGATAGAGCCGAAACTGCACACAATGTGATGACATTTAAAATATTGGATTATGCTTACAAAAAAAGAAATTGGTAGCACTTTTAAATTTTTTTAAATATTTAATTAAAATCAACAATCATGAAAACAAATAGAAATTTTAACCACCCATTTTATCCTCAAATAGAGGGCAAAAAATTTACTAAAGTAACAGGACTTCTAAGGGAGTTTTTTCTTTCAAAAGGATTTTTAGAGGTTCATCCTCAGAATCGTTTATCAATTTTAGCAGCATGTGAAAACCCACATAGTATTGCAACTTATGAGTATGAGGATTTGATATGGCCTCTCCCACAAACCAACCAAATGTCTCTTGAAGACTACCTTTTGTTCAATCCTGAAGAAAAAGGTTTCTTCTGCTTGAGCACAAGTTATCGCAATGAAAAAACCCCTGAAATTGGAAGACATTCAAAGATTTTCCCTATGTTTGAATTTGAACTTCATGGAGGATTTGATGTGTTGCTTCAAATGGAAAAAGAATTGCTAAGACATTTAGGTTTCACTGAAGAGTTTGTAGAAATGGATTACTTGGATGCAGCTAAAGAATTTGGATGTGAAGAAATCGATTCTAAAACAGAAGGTGAAATTGCAAAAAAATATAGCAATACTTTCTTTTTGAAATATTTCCCTGAATATACTTCACCTTTTTGGAATATGGTGAGAAATGAAAAAGGCACTGCAAATAAAATCGATGTCTTACTTCATGGTATTGAGACAATCGGTTCTGCAGAACGTTCTTGCGATGTAGAAACTATGAAGAAAACATTTTATTCTATTGAAAATGGAAAATATGCTGAAAAGCTTTTTGAATTGTTCAGCAAAGAAAGAGTTGAAGAAGAACTTGAAGATTTCTTCCAACATAAATTTTTCCAACGTTCAGGTGGAGGAATCGGCTTGACGAGATTGGTAAGAGCAATGGAACTTTCGAACCTTATATAAAATAACAATTATGCAAAAAAATACCTCTAACACTAATTTTATTTCCGAATCAGATATATCTATCACAGATTCATATTTTGTTTCAGATGATTGTTTATTAATAGTCAACCGAAAAAATTTCAAAAAGAATTTTAACACTTTTTTAAGCAAATACAAAAAATCTCGAAATAAATTTAATAGAGGTATTTTTTTACCTTTAGATAACTTTACATACTAAAGTGAAAATATATGTAGACGATAAAAGAAATCCTGTTGATAAAGATTGGACTATCATAAGGAGCTATCACGATTTTATTTTTATAGTAAATCAATCTTTTGAAGAAATCAAGCTTGTAAGTTTGGATTATCATTTGAACGACCCAATTTCTCCTGAAAAAACAGGATTGGACTGTGCAAAATATTTGATAGATTATTGCAAAAACAACCATAAGCCTATTCCAAGAGTTTTGGTTCATGATAGAGCAATCACAGGAGTTCAAGAAATAATTCAGTTAGTCAATGATTATTTATTTTTCAATGAGCAAATTCCGAATTGTTCATGGCATTATTCAGAAAATTCTTAATTTTTTCAAAAAAAGATTTCAAAAAATTTGAATTTCATAAAAATTAATTATATCTTTGTGCCAATTACTTCACAACTTAATAATTTATCTTAATGAAAGCATTTTTGATTGATTCTTTGAATGAAAAGATTGTTCCTATCGAATTAGATGAACAGAAAGAACTATTAGAACAATATTATGAATTGATTGGTAACAACTGTAGTATTGTTGAATCTCCATATGAATTTAATGATAAAGAAGTTCTATTAGTTGATGAAGAAGGATTATTTAATAATGCAAAAAAAGGATTCAAATATCCTGATTGGCACTATCCTATAGTAGGAAATGGTATCATTGTCGGAGTAGATAATGAAACAGGGGATTCTATTTCAACTACTTCAGATGTTGAAGCATTTTCTAATATAATATGGTGTGGTGAAGCAGAGATAGCTAATCATATTTCAAAGACTGTAGGCTCTTTTGAAGCAGATGCGGATTTAAATATACTTGGAAAAATGGCTAATTACGAATTGATTAAAATTAGTAATGAGTTAAAAAATTCAAAAGTACCTAAAGATTCTTTGGCAGCAATTACAATTTCAAAATATTTTGGAATTCCTGTAGATGCAATAGAAGAATATTATTATTTAGCATTCCAATATAGCTTGTCAAGTGAACTTGCAAAGAGATTGGAAGATTGTATGAACTCGTTTTAATTTTAAATTCAATAAACAAATTCCTTATGAACGCTTTTATCAATAGTTTGACTGTAAAAAACACAGTAACTGAAAATGGAGCATTGTCTAATTCTTCAACAGGCTCTGTATTGTTAGACCAATTCAGCAAGGCATCTACTTATGTAAATGTAAGCAGACCACAAAGCGATGTTGATATTGATATGGTTGCAATTTGGGATGAAAATCCTGAACTTGCTATGAGAATGTTGTTCTATTGGAGAATGATTACAAGGAAAAACAAATCTGTTTATAGTGACTTAGGAGTTCAAAGAGGACAAGGTATTCGCAAGGAAGTTTTTCAAAGACTTCTTTGGGTTGCAAAATATCATCCTGAAACCTTTTGTAATAACCTATATTTGTTAACTGAAGTAGGTTCTTGGAAAGATTTGATTACTCTTTGGGAAATGGATGCTGAAGGTGTAATAAGACTTGAAAGCATTTACGTGCTGATAGCTTTAGAAATTGCAGGTGCTGATGAAGAACTTCCTGCACACTTGTTTCATCTTGAGAATATCAAAAAATATCTTCCTACTTTGCGTAGCAAAAGCAAATTGAAAACTGAGCATTTGAAAAAAATGAGAGTTTTTGCTGATGGGTTTATGAAATTCTTCGAAATGAATGAGCGTGAGTATCGTGAATTCAAATCTTCAGGAATTTCTCATAAATTCCAAAGGGATATTTGTCAAAAGAAATTTGATGAATTGAATTTTGCAGCGATTGGTGGAAGAGTTATTAACAATCTTGTTAAGACAGGCAAGAAAGGTACTTCTTTCATGGAACGTTGGAATCTTGAGGAACGCTATATCAAATGGCTTGATTCAAAAAATACAATTAATTTTGTAGGATATCCTTATGAACTTATGAAAAAGGTTGGTACAAATATGTCTTTGATTGAATATTATACTTTGAACAAGCAATTTGAAACATTACTTTCAAATGGCAGAGCTGAAGAAGGTAGCATCAAAGGAAATGTTTGGTGTGCTTTGGATACCTCAGCATCTATGAAATCTGAAGTAAGTAGAGGTATTACAGCTTATGATATCTGTATTTCTCTTGGAATTTACTTTTCTACTTTGAATGAAGGTGCATTTCAGAATCAGGTTATTATGTTTGATGATGTATCAAGCTCAATGAAACTTTCAGGTTCTTTTTGTGATAAAGTAATACAGATTAAAAAAGCTTCAACTGCTTGGGGTAGTACAAATTTTCAATCTGTAATCGATGAGATTGTAAGAATTCGTGAAAATAATCCTAATATACCTGTTTCAGATTACCCTGAGACATTATTAGTGGTTTCAGATATGCAATTTAATCCAACTGAAACTAATACTAATACCAATTATGAAGAAGCAATGGCTAAACTTGAAGCTGTTGGACTGCCACATATCAATATTGTTTGGTGGCATGTCAATGGTAGCTCAGAAGACCAACCTTCTTTAAAAGATGATAAAGGCACTATTATTATTGGTGGATTTGATGGAGCTATCATTTCTACATTGTTGGGAGGTAAAAATACTACTAAATTAAGTGAAATAACTCCTATGGAAGCAATGATGACTTGTTTGAATCAAGAAATTTTGAAAGAAGTTAAAATTTAATTACCAAAATACTTGCATAATTGATTTTTATTTATTATCTTTGTGCATAAGAAAATGAAAGCTTCTCACAGCAAACTTTTATAAATTCAAATCGTAACTTTGACTCTTAAAAAAGAAGCTTGTTTTTCTTTGAAAATATATAAGACAGCTTACAGCAAAATTTTTACTATCAAAAGAATTTGTAAATCTTTAAACCCAAAAAGCTGTCTGTTAAATTTAAGACTTCTCACAGCAACTTAATTTATCAAATTATGTACAATTATCGGGAATAGTATTCCCGAATAAACCAAAAAGAAGTCTGTTTTTATTCCTAACTCAATTTGACCATTGGGGATTCCCTAAAAAGGAGTCCCCTTTTTTTTAAACTTTAAATTTTTTAAACTACATGAAAAAAGAATTTATTATCGAAGTTTTAACTAAGATTAAAGAATTAAACCATAAAGTACATTTGCTTTATAAGCTTGGAGTAAATATTATTGATTTAGACCTTGCAATTGCTACTCTTGAAAAAACTATTCCTACAATTATAGTCAATGAAAAGAATGATGACTATAATCAGGTATCTGATTTAGTTGGATGGTGGTTATATGAAAATGTAGATAAAGTCATCACTATGGATGAGAAAGAAATTAATGTAGAAACAATGGAAGATTTTGTTAATTTTTTAATTGAAAATTATTAATGAAAAGTTTTTTAATTATATTATTTTTTTGTAATTTTGCATATGCTCAAAGCAGCTTCTATGCAATGGATACAATTATTCATAAAGATGAATATTATGAAATGGCATATCAACTTATTCAATGTAGAATAAGAATTGATTCCTTGGAAAAACAAATTAGTATTAACGATTGGAAGTTCACAGGATACGAACATTTGCTTTCGGCATATAGAAATGAATTGAAAAAACTTGAGAAACAATTAAGAATTAACAATAGGAAACGTAATGAAAAAACTATTTCTGAAAATTAAAAATCTTTTTGGGTATACCGTTACTTCTAAAAGAATAATGGATATTTGGTTTAAGCAGATTTATAAAAAATAAAAAACAATTTATGAATAAAAGAGATATCATAAAATCCATGTTGAATATGGAAGACCCAATTACCAAACAACATTGGATGAGTTGGGATAAAGGTGATTGCTCAGAAATAGGATTGTGTGAGATATTATTAGCACAACTTATTAGAGAACATAAAGAAGAAAATGGACTATATTATGATACAGACTACGATAAAATAACATTAAGATATGAATAACGAACAACAAACACTCTACTCAGAAATTGAAACACTTATTATTAAGTGGAATATTGATGGAACTAAAACTGCAGGTTCTCTCACTAAAGATATAATGAAATTGCTAAATGTCACATTAAAAAATAAAACAAAAGAAACGGCAGAACACAAAAAAATATTCAGTGAAATTCGAATAAATAGGCTAATAAGCACTGAATACGGTTTAGGAATAATTGATTCGCAAACAGGTGGAGTTACAATTACACCATATCCAAGATTAAAAGCCTTATAAAGGATGAAATATCAAATAGAATTAAATAAAAATAAATAACATGGATAGCCATTTCTTCGACAAAGAATATCAAAGTGATGAAACAACCCCTATGAATTTACTATTAAAGAGAATTCAAGAGAGGTATGAATTTCACAGTAGAGTATCTAAAATCAGTTATGATGAGCCTTATCATTTAGGAGCATGTTTAACTCTTTTGGAACTACAAGGTTACATTTTTAAAACATTGCTTCCTATGGAACAAGAAATCTTAAATTCTAAAAATAATAATTAATGAACGTAAAATTAGTATCTTTAACCAAAAGTTTTATAGCTGAGAAAGATTTGACTCCTGAAGAGTTGATTGTGTATGTTGCAAGAGTAAGCAATCCATCTAATCAATTGAACACTGAATCTTCAGAGAAACTTATTAACTATCTTATTAAGCATGCACATTGGAGTCCATTTGAAATGGTTGATATGTGTGTGGAAATTGTTACAAGTAGAGGTATTGCACCTCAAATACTAAGACACCGTTCTTTTTCATTTCAAGAGTTTTCTCAAAGGTATGCTAAAGTAAATGCCATTGAGCCTATTGAGTTAAGATATAAAGGTGCTACAAACAGACAATCTTCATCAGATGTAATTAATACAGAAGACAGCAATTATTTCAATGGGAAATTGGAAGAACTCTTCAGAATGTCTCAGGAACTTTATAATGAAATGATTGATGCAGATATTGCAAAAGAATGTGCAAGATTTGCACTTCCTTTGGCTTCAGAAACGACTTTGTACATGAAGGGGTCTTTACGTTCTTGGTTAACTTATCTTACAATTCGATTAGATAATCATACACAACAAGAACACGTACTTATTGCTATAGAAATAGCTAAAATTATTCAAAAACATTTTCCTATAATTACTAAAACACTGAATAATTTTAACGATTTTAAAGGAAATTTTATATAAAACATTAAATTATATTTAATATGTACCTCAAAATAAGAGAAAATGATGGAAGATATTTTTATATCAATGCCAATCATATAGTTTCAGTTGCTATAGATTCTGATAATGATAATCATACAATGATAAACACCTCAGATAATAACATTTATTATGTGAAAATTCAAATTGATGAATTTTTTAAAATATTGCTTGCTCATGGGGCTTTTAATATTATAAGAATTAATTAGTTATATCATTATAGTCAGGTTGAACCTGACATAATCCCTATGGAACATAATCATATTCAAAATAAAACAATAAATGAGTCTAATAGATACGAGTACAGAAATTTTGAAAATTTTAGAAAAACAGCGAAAGAAACTTAAACTTACCTTTGAGGAATCAACACATACTTATACAATGCTCAATGAAAAAAAGGAGCTAAGGAGTGATTACCCATCTGTAAGTAAAGTAATAAAATATTTCTATGAAGAATTTGACTCCGAAGGAATTTCTTATAGAAAAGCTCAAGGGGATTTAGAGAAACAAAAGCAATTATTAGCTGAATGGAAAGGTGCAAGTGATTATGCTACAAACATGGGTTCAAGAGCACATTATATTCTTGAGAAAAAATCAATAGAACTATTCAAATTAAATAAGGAAGTTCGTAAGCCAATTTATGAATGTGACGAATCTCAAATGATAAAAAGTAATTCTATGATTGCTGCAGGGCTTAATTATTTGAGCTTGATGCAACAAAGAGGTGCTCATTTATTGGATACAGAAACTGTTCTTGGGGATATTGAATTAGGTTATACAGGACAGCCTGATAAAATATGGTTACTCAATAATAAGGATACTTCAGAAATAGGATTTTTCATAACAGATTGGAAAACCAATCAACCTAAAAACTTTGAAGTAAATAATTTCACCAAAAAAATGTATTCTCCTTTTGATGATATTGATGACACTGCATTAGGACACTATTATCTTCAACTTCCGCTTTATGCAAAACTTTTCAAAAGAATGTTGAAAGGTAGCAAATATGAAAATATTAATTTCTTAGGAGCAATCATTGTTCTTTTGAAAGATGATAGTTCTTATGAAGAATATAGAGTTCCTAAGAAGGTTATTAATACTATTATGAACATGAATGTAAAAGAATATTTTAAAATATAAAAATTAACGGTTAAGCATTTTTGAAGTGTGGCTACCACAAATGCTTAATCAATAAACCCAAAATTATTTTAAAATTGAACCTAACGATTGAGGATATAAAATCGTTTTAATGTTTTATATCCTTTGTTATGGTTTAGTTAAAAAATTGTTTTACAAATAAAAATATTGATTTATGAATAAAGAACAAAAAGTAAATTACGTAAAATGTTGGTTACAGAAATTTGGTAATCGAGATAATGAAACATTTAACACTGAAGTAGTAGTGGGTGAAACCACTTGGAGAATATCACTTCAATACAACTTTGACGATGAAGGTGACCAATGTGACCCATATGACTGGTGTAGTCGTGGTTTCAAACACGTATATGATAACCAAATTTCAGATAGAACAGATGAAGAGTTGGATGAGATAATAAATCAATTAAAATCAAAACAATTTTTTTATTAACCATAACTAATCGCTAACCGCAATGCTCTTATATTATTAATATGGCTGTATAAGCCTGATAATTTCAATTAAAATACATATGATTATATCTCTATCAGGAAAAAAACAATCAGGGAAAGACCTTATCGCTGATATTATAAAATCTCTTATCTATTGTAAAATAGATGGTACTGAACTTACAGAGAAAAACTTTAAATCTATAAGATATTGTAATATCCATAATTACAAAGTCAAAAAATTCGCAGGAAAGCTTAAAGAAGTTGCAGCAACTATGCTTGGATGTAATCCTAAAGATTTTGAATCAGAAGAATTTAAAAATAGCATCCTTGGAGAAGAATGGTGGTACTATCAAGATAATGTGAACAATAAGTTTTTAGCTCCTTATTTGACTGAGTTTAGGTCTGAATCAGAAAATAAATTGTTACTTGAAAACAATTACACTCTTTTGATGAGAATGACTCCAAGAACATTTCTTCAGAGATTGGCAACAGATGCAGTCAGAGAAAATTTACATTCTTGTTCTTGGATAAATTCCACCTTATCAGATTATAATTCTAAAGAACTTTGGGTTATAACTGATACAAGATTTGAGAATGAATTAAATGCTATAAAATATAAGCAACCTAATTTTTTAAATATACGAGTTGATAGGTTGCAATCTTTAGAAGATTGGTGTAAACAATATACTGATTATGTAACTTTTATAAAAAATCCTGATAATTTGGATTATAAAATATCCTCTAATGGTTTTTTGAGTTTATTACTCACTTCTAATGAATATTTCAAAGTGAATGAAGAAACTGTTAAGACTCTCATAGATAATCTTAGCCATGAAAGCGAAACTCAATTAGATAATCATAAAGATTTTAATCACATTATCCAAAACAAAGGCTCTATCGGGGATTTGATAACCATTTTGAAAGAAATGTTAATTGCAAAAAAAATTTTATAAGATTGAGATTAATCATGTAGAATTTTATATTTATTAGTAAAAAGTCTGATGAAAACGGAGTGGAACACCCATCTTTACTTTTTACTGTCAATTATATTTACACTTTCCATTGTAAAAGCAATAGTTCTTTTGTTTTTTTACAATGAATGTATCATAATACAGGGTATTGAACATATTTTCACAATATTGTTCATACCTTTTTTTTTGTTTTTTATTTGGAAAAGATTTAAAGAAAGAAATTATTCAAAAGAATTAAATAAAGTACTTATATCTCAGTCACAAAATGCTCTTTTTTATCAAGGAGACGTAAAAGAAGGTGCAAAACTTTTAACTAAAAAAGTAGCAGATGCTTTAAAAGCAGATAGATGTTCCATTTGGCTTTATAATAAAAATAAAAGTGCAATTATTTGTCAACAATTATATATTGAAGCTGAGAATGAATGGTATTCAGATATGGAACTGATGCGAAGAGATGCTATTGAATATTTTAATAACTTAGAAATAACACCTATCATCGTTGCAAACAATGCGGAAACTCATTTGGCAACATCTTGCTTGAAAAATAAATATTTGATTCCTTTGGGGGTAAAGTCTATGTTAGATATTCCGATTATCTACAAAGGGAGTGTGATTGGTGTATTATGTATAGAAAGCAAGACTTTTAGAAAATGGAAAAGTACCGAAATTACTTTTTCACAAATTCTTTCTTCTTTATATTCTTTTGCACATACTGTAAGAGAAAATACAAAATTAAGTAAAGAATTATTCGAATTTGATAAATTTGTAAATGCTTCTGTGTTGGTAAGCAAAACCGATAAGAAAGGTAAAATCACTTATGTAAATAAAAAATTCCAAGAGGTATCAGGATATACTTCAAAAGAAAGTGTAGGTAAAACTCACAATATTGTAAATTCAGGTGAACATGATAATAGTTTTTGGAATGATATGTATAATACCACTATTAAAAAGAAGAAAATATGGAATAAAATAATCACTAATCGAAATAAGAATGGTGAATTATATTGGGTAGATTCTTATATAAAAGCAGAATTTGAAGATAATAATCTTATAGGATTTACATCTATAAGATATGATGTTACAGATTTAATTAAATCTTTGCAGAATACTGAAAAAAAGAATACCTATTTAGAACACGCTGCAAAGATTATAAGACATGATTTGCATTCAGGCATCAATACATATATCCCAAGGGGAGTTAATTCTTTAGAACGAAGATTAAGTGTAGAACAGATGGAAGAATTAAAAATATTAGCTCCATTTAAGATGATAAAGGAAGGATTGGCACATACTCAAAAAGTTTATACAGGAGTTTATCAATTCACTAACTTAGTAAAAAAAGATAGCCATCTTGAAGTCACATTTTGTGACCTCAAAGAAATATTGAATGATTTCTTGAATTCCACTTCATACAAAAGTCAAGTTAAAATATCTCCTTTGATACAAACAGAGGTTAATCAATCTTTATTTTGTACAGCCCTTGACAATTTAATAAGAAATGGGTTAAGATATAATGATTCTAATAAAAAAATGGTTTGGATTCAAATGGAAGGGGATATTTTAACAATACAAGATAATGGTAGAGGTCTCACACAGGAAGATTTTAACAATTTATCTAAACCTTATACGAGAGATAGAAGTCAAAAAGAAACAGGTACAGGTTTAGGATTAAATATTTGTGTTGCGATTTTGAAAGAACATGGATTTAATATCACATGTGAAAAAAATGACATAGGTACAAAAATGAAAATACAAATTAAATAAAATATAAAGAAAATGATTGAATCGATTTTATTAGTGGATGATGAAAACTTATTTCATTTAGTTTTTGAAGATGCTTGCTCTCTTTTGGATATAAGCTTATCACTTAAAGGTTTAAATAGCTCAGATGAAGCTGCAAGAATGTTTGAAAAATGGCATAAAGAAGGTGGTAAAAAGCCTGAATGTGTATTTGTCGATTTGAACATTATAGGTTCTTCTTTTGATGGCGTAGAACTCATTAGAAAAATCAATTTTGAATTTGGAAATCACGTTATCATAGGAATTATAAGTTCTTCAAATGAACCTGAAGAGCAGGCAAAAGCGTTACAAGCAGGGGCACAATTTTGGATTATCAAATCTGACGATATTGAGCCAAGACTTGAAGAATTTAGAAAAGATTATGAAGGATATAAAAATAGAACTGCAGCATTTAAAGTATACAAATGATTACTATCGACAAAAAAACTAAAGCTCAACTTTTAGAAGCATATAAAAATAATGGTATATCTCTTGAAGGTAATATTTTAAAATTGATTAATTCTTCAGATGATGAAGAATTCAATGAATATATAAAGCATTGTATATCTGAAGATAAAAATACGAGAAGAAAACGCCTTGAAATAACTAAAAAAGTTCAAAGTCAAAATGAAGAATTGAATAAGTTGAATAATGAAAACCAAAGAATTATGGAGGAACTTCAAATTTCTTTGGAAGATGCAGAAAATGCAAAAAAAATTGCTTTAAACGACTTAGATATTCTTCAAAAGAAATCTCAAACTGAACTCATAGGAAAAATTGTAATGGTTTCTTTAGGAGTTGTTATTATGGTTGGCATCATGACCACTTTTATGTACATTTTTGCCATTTTCATTGGTAGAGAAACTCAAATAATTGGCTCAACATGGTCTAACATGCTTGGCATATTGTTAACAAATGCCTTTAGTATCTTAGGAACTATTATGGGGATAAAGTATGCTTCCAAAGAAAAAGATTCAAAATAATTTGGTTTTTCAGAAATAGTTTTTTATCTTTGTAAAAAAATATAAAACATGAAAGAAAATACCAAAATTTTTGTTGAGGCTTACAATCCTCCGATGATTGTAATGAACATGTTTGAAAAATGTATCGGTTCACCTGAACATCCCATTTTTCATCCTGAGAAAACTTTAGATGCTCATATTGAAATTGTAATACAAAGAGCCTTGGAACAAGATGCTTTGGAATTACATTTTGCAGCATTCTTACACGATATTTGCAAACATGGTTTTTGCGACTTTATGTCTACCGAAAGACAGGGTACATTAAAAACTATTCCTGAAGGAGATTATTGGCAAAATGTTAAACATCCTGAGCAGGCTGCTACATTTATGAATTTACCTGAAGTAAGAAATTGGATAAAGTCTAATGGTGTAGATTTTTCAGTTGTTGAAAAGCTTGTTAAGCATCATATGCAAATGAAAAACTATACTGCAGGAGAGAATAACGAAGAAGGTGGAATGAGGGAATCTAAAAGAGTTACATTCAAAAGTAATTTTTCAGATTACGAATGGGATTTGATGTGTTATTTCTCTGAATATTGTGATAACATGTTATTAAATTAATATGGCAAAGATAGAATTAAAGAACAAAATTTTGAATGATGAATATACTCAATATGTATATAACAACTTTGACATTCAAAATAAAGAAGAAACTATTACTGAAATCAATTTTGATTTAAAAGAAGGTAAAAATTTCAATTGGAATATAGGAGTTATCATTGGAAGCAGTGGTAGTGGAAAGACTTCTATCCTTAAAAGAATAGGTGAAATCAAAACTCCTAAATTCCATCCCGAAAAAACTTTAATATCAAACTTCTATTGGTTAGAACCACAAGAGGCTGCAATGGCTTTGACTTCAATGGGACTATCTTCTGTTCCCACTTGGCTTAGACCTTTTCACACATTAAGCAATGGAGAGCAGTACAGAGCTATTTTAGCATATCTTGTTTCTTCTGCAGAAGAAAATGAGGTTCTTTTGATAGATGAATATACTTCTGTGGTAGATAGGGATGTTGCAAAAGCAATGAGTTTTGCTCTTCAGAAATATATCAGAAGAGAAAACAAAAAAATCATTCTTGCAAGTTGTCATTATGATATCCTTGAATGGCTTATGCCTGATTGGATATCTTCACCACAAAAAGGGGGCGCACTCGAAAGGTGCGACTATCTTCGGCAAGGGAGACCAAAAATCAATTTACAAATTAGTAGAACCGAACCTCAAGCTTGGGAACTCTTTAAATCTCATCACTATTTAACTCAAGAGGTTAATAAGAGTTGTAAATTTATTCTCTTTGAATGGAATGACAAACCTGTTGGAATCGTAGCTATTTCCACGCTCCCATCAGGAACTGTTAAGAATGCCTATAGACTATCAAGAACAGTTGTTCTTCCTGACTATCAAGGATTAGGTATTGGTAGTAAAATTTCTGAATTCTGTGCAGGAATATTGAAAGCTCAAGAATTAAAATGTTTCACAAAAACTGTCAATCCTGCTTTAGGAATTTATAGAGATAATTCAAGCAATTGGAAAAAAACTTCAAAACATGGAAAAGTTTTGAGAGGTCAAAAGAAAGAAAATGGTTCTCATATTTGGGATTCAAAAGTAAGACCTTCTTATTGCCATGAATACATTGGAGAACCTATATTCGGATATGAAGAATTATTGCTTCCTATTGAAGAATTAAGAACAAAAAAATAAAAATTTTTTATGAAAAAAATAATCAAAAAAGTTTTACAGGATTTTGCAGTTCAGGCTACAAAAGATGTTATTAAAGAATCAGGAATCTTTCCTTTTATCAAAGAATCTATAAAGAATTCTCTTTTGAATACTATAAAGATTTATGAGGACAATAATTATATGCTTTATAAAGAAGTTGAAAAATTTCTTTTGGGGAAATATTTACATAAATTTCAAAATTTGAATACCTACATAGATAGACATTCAGGAGATTTTCCTCAGTATAATGAAAACCAATATGATGAGTTATTATTTGTAAGATATGGTATAGAAAGTGGAAAAACATTAATAAAAGAAGATGGAATTTATATTTGGATATCTAAAACAATTCCTGAAAAAAAAGATAGTACTTTTAGCCCATACGGAAGAGAACCACGCAAAGGTTGTATCACTTTAACAACTCTAAAAAAAGATAAAGATACTCTATTAAAATTTATATTGAATTTATCTAATAATTCTTATAAAGAAAAAATGAAGGAAT